GTAGATTTCAACTGCGTCTGAGGTCGTAGCTGGAATTGCAGAAGGTAATGCTGTTGAATGACTATCAAGAGTTACTGTTACTGTTCGTTGTTGTTCTTGTTCTGTTGATGATGTGAATGTATGTGCAAGTCTGCCACCTGCTGACCCACCATTCGCTGTGTCGTTTGTGATTACATTGTCACTTTCACTATCGCCCCAATCAATTGTATATTGAATAGTTGCTCCACCAATGTTAGTTGTTGTATTTTCTAAGTAGACTGTGGCTCCGTCGTCCCAATAATTAATTGCTGTTCCCCCTGCTGATGCGGCAAAGATAGCAAAACTTACAACCGGGTCTGCAGTGTAAATTGTAATATAATTTGATCTAGTTTTACTTGCTGTTGATCCTGTGCCTGAACCACTGTTGTTAAATGCTGTTACTACAACATCAAATGGTGATCCTGAATTTGTTGAATATGTATGAGTAGGTGTTGAGTCTGTTGTGGCTGTAGTTGTTGATCCGTCACCCCATACAATTGTATATCTATCTGCGTTTCCAGTAGATGTAATTGTAAGTGTTACTGCTGTTCCTGCGCCGCCTGCTGTTACATCTGCGGTAAAGTCCACTTCTTTAACATACGTGCTATTACGTATGTTTTCCATAACTTCGTTTAAATCATCAATTGCGTCTGTAACTTTGGTAGCTGTTGTCCAATTAATATATGCGCCGGATGTAGTTAAACTCCCATCAAGTGCTGTGCCTAGCGGAACTACATTACCAATTGCGGAACCAGCTATAATTGAGTCATCAACATATTTTTTACTAGCCACATCTTGGGCCTGTACTGGGTCAATTACATTGTTTATGTACGAAGTCGATACATTAATGTTCCCTGAACCGTTTGGCAATACTACTATGTCAGCATTACTGTTAACTGATATTATTTGATTGTTTGATAATTGTATGTTGCCTGCTGTGACATTGCCTGCCACTGTGAGAAGATCTGTCGCAGTGCCTGTACCGATAGCAACTTTGTTATTAACATAGTCAATTACTAGAGTTGTTGTGTCAAATGTTAAATTGGTATCTCTAGCAAGATTATCTCGCAAGAGTCTACCAGATATGCGGCCTGTAGCCATGGTATCTCCTCATCCTCCGTGTTTCACGGATAACCTTGAACAATCGCAGGTTTACCTCGGTTTGTCCCCAACACCATGTTGGTTATGTGTTTATTTATCTAGATATTAATTTGGAGTTTGTGCGATACCCTGGATAACTGTTATAGTTTCTCCAGTGGGAGGTGCTTCGTCAAATGTTATGTCATCTGATGATAGTGTGTAATGTGTTGTTGATTCCTGAAATACTCCGCCAATGAAAACTAATACTTGAGTCACTGCAGACGGTGTTGTTTCTAGTGTGAATGTTGCTGTTGATGCATCACCTGTGAATGTGTCAATGGTAAGTGTTTTCTCTCCTGCTTCTGAGACAGTCTTAAAGACTGTACCGTTATAATACTCTAGAGCCGCACTGTCTGTATTAAATCTAAAACTACCAAATCTTGGAGCACCTGGTCTATTTGCGGCCGCTCCAGATGGAATTACAATAGCTTTTGCAGTACTGTCTATCTGAGGTTCTTTGAGAAATTTACCTGCCATAGTTTACCTAAATTGCTGTATAAGATGTTACACATGTGATTGCTGTTGCCGCATTTGCTGTAGCAACAATAAAATCAGTGTTTGCTAATAGAATTTTTTCTCCACCGGCATATAACTGATACGTGTCTTTAGCCGCAATCTCTAATTCATTAACTACCAGGTTAGTGTCAGCAACTGCATCTCCTCCTGGCACTATGTTAATATCTAATGCAACTGTGGCACCTGAATAGTTTGTAAATGACATCCAAGTAACTGCTGTATTGTTAGTGGAGGTGTATACTGTTGTATTGCTATCATTGACTTGTAATGTACTAATTGCCATTTTTTAATTCCTAAAATATAATGCCATATACAATGGCTTTTGATTTACTTACTAATTCGTCTGGGCCAAATGTGTCGGTAACAAAGTATAATCCAGTACCACCACTACCTGCTTCTTTGGCATACAGTTTAGTAACATTTGCTTCACCGCTTGGATCACTTTCTTCACTAAGTTTAATAGCTGAATTAATTATTGTAATACCACTACCATTTGGTGCTATTGCTATATTACCGTTAGACGTACTAACTATTGAGTTACTGTTAATATCTAAGTCACCACCTAATTGCGGGCTTGTGTCATCAACTACTGTTGTTAACCCAGATGCTGAGCTAACAATAGGAGTTAGTGTTCCGTTACCTTGGTCAATATTCCATTTGTCTACTGACTCAACATATGCTAGTCTAGCGTCAGTTGATGATCCTCTATCAAGTTGTATGCCTGATATGTTACCAGTAACACCTGCTCCGCTTTCACCTTTGTTTAAAACAATAAGTCTGTCAGCAATATCAGTGTCAGTTGAGTTAACTGTGGTCTGTGTGCCAGCTACATTTAAATTACCTGTAATGGTTACAGTGTGTGTGGTTATAGAAACATTATCACTAGCACCAACAGTGCTAATTGCATAATCTCCATTTACTCTTTTATGTGTGCTCATTTGCTTTTCCTATTATAGCTTATTTATCTTTAACTTAAACTCGGCCATAGCTATTGTTTCTACATTATTTTTATTAAATTCAACATCGGCAGATTCGGGCCCTGTGACTCTAAAAAATGTCACTTTAGGAAATGCTTTAGCTATATCGTTTAGCTGATATATCCAGTTTCCGGCAAATGTTGGATCATCTGTGCTTTGTCTATAAAATTCAGTATCTGCATAAATGTTATTAAATTTACTATCTGTTGAGCCTAGATCAAATCCTAATAAAAATATGTGTGTTGCTCCGTCTAGACAAGCTCTGGAGACCGCCGCTGGACCTGAACTATTTCCGTAATACGGTCGTTCTAATTTGTGTGCTCTTGATCCTTCTATAGGCCTACGTGTCCAAAATTTAACTTGTTTATCTATACCGTCTTCTTGAATTTTATTTGAAATTAATCTGTCTGTTGCTATTAATACATGGGGCATAAACTCTCTATAGATCGCATTGCATCCGTAGATTAACCCTTTAGGTTTTAACTCCACAGGATCTACTGCTAGTCTACTTTTACCGTTACCTAATACAAATGCTATTGTCATAAAAAAATCCTCTCAGTGTATTTACTAAGAGGATTTCTGTAGCTTAAAAAAGTATTAATTTTAAAGAGCTGTTAAGCGTAGCATTGATTCAGCTGAATCGTCTTCTACTGCCCAAGTGTAAACAACACCATCATAATCAACAGCTTTGTTTGCTGAAATTTTTGTAATGGCTTTTGGTTCTCCAGCGGTGTTTAGTCCAATGATTGACATTTCACCTGCACTGTGTCCTGTAATTTTATTAACTAAAATACATTCACCTACTGATGATCCTGCGTCATTTGATACACGGAAAGTTTTTGAACCTTTCTGTGCTTGGATGTATCCTTCAAATACTCCGCCTACATTAGCCCGAATTGGTATAGTCGGTAATGCGTTAACTCCTGTTAACCCTAGTAATCTCTTGTTTATTGGTCTACCCATTTTATATTTCTCCTTAAAGAAGTCCAATGTAGGTTCTACCTACTACGCAGAATGTTAAAACTGCATAAAACGCCGAATTGCGTTTGTATTGTTATTTATCTGTTTTAACTTATTAATTATTAAGTCAAAAAAAAGCACTCCGAAGAGTGCTTTTTAAGTTGCTTGTAAAAGCAATGTTAACTTAGCTAAATGATAAGTTTGACATTACGATCTCACCAAGGTAGTCACCAGCATTACCAAACGATGATGCTGTGTTTGATAATTCAACGTAACCGTATCTTGTTAAGAACGAAACTACTGGTTCGAATGTTGATGGATCTAAAACAACACCTGAACTCATTAGTGGAACGTATGGGCAATAAAACGCCGCCGCATCTGATTCACTTGAACCTTTGTAACCAACTAATACTGCTTGTGTATCTGCCGCATATGAATCAACATAAACTTTCATAGCACCGTTTAAAGTACCTACGAATTTAGTGTTTGTTGGAGCTTCAAAAGTACCTTCTGTACTACGAGCAAAAGCTGAAGTAGTTGCAGATTGTAGTACTGTTAATGCCGCTGGAGATACAACTGCCCAGTTACCAGCACCACGTCTTGTACGTTGTGCAATTTTGTTAGCAGTTCTGTTAATAAGAACTGCTAGTGCCGCATGCTCGTCACCAACAAAAGTAGCGGTACCTGATACAGTAGCTTGATTGTAAGTTTCTTCTGTAGCCGCTAATGCTCTTAGTGATGCAAGAACTTCCTGGTCGATTTCAGCAGTAATTTCTTGTGCTAGAGCCGCCATTATTTCTGCTTCAACATCGATACCGTGCATTGCTTGAGCATCTTGAGCCGCTTCAAACGTCCAACGTGCTTGCAATTTACGTGTTTTAGCTTCAACAGCTTGTTTAAGAATTTGTACAGAAATCTTACGACCCCCGTTACCTTCTTTAGCCGCTGTTGCGTCTGCTAGTCCAGCAGTTCCGTCACCGGAATATGCAGTAGCAATTTTAAATGGGCTTAATGCTTCATCACCTGCTAATACATCGTTTGCTGTTCCTGTTGCATTGTTTGCTTCAGCATATCTTACACGCAATGTGTGGATTTGTCCAACTGGACCAGTCATTGGTTGTACACCAACTAATTCGTTTGCAATAACTGTCGGCATTACACGTCTGATTACAGGTAGGATTACACGGTTAAGTGTAGCTACGTTACCAGCTGTTGTAGTGCCTGCGACTGATGCTTCAGCCAAGTGCCTTTTAGTATTTTCTAAAATAACACTCATTGAGTTGCGTTTAGAGCCTTGTAGACCTTCTAATAATGCTTCTTTGGTCTCACCCCAACGGCTTTCAAGTAGTTCATTTGACATATCTAATTTCTCCTAATGTCGGTACTTAAATTCCAGCTAGTTTTCTTAAAGAGATGATATTGCTATCTTCTTCTTTAACTTCAACTGGCTTGGATTTATCCCCAGTAACTTCCTTAACGGATTCTGTAAGTGTTGTTTTTTTAGACTTCACTACATTTTCGTTAAGCACCGCTGGGAGATACTTGTTAAAAGTGGCATCTAATTTCTTAGTTTGCACACTTTCTAATAAATTTCGCATAACATCTGCTTTTTCATCGTTTAACGGACTTAAAAGCTCGTCTAATTTTGCTGTACGCTCATTAGAGTCTTTAATAATACGAATGTCTTGTTCTTTGCTCTCAACCAACTGTTTTGTTTCGTTGAGTGCATTGGTTGCTTCTTCTAGTTGCTCGTTCTTTTCTTCGATAGCTGACATTAACTTGCGAATTTCTGCGTTCTCATTTAAATGAGTACCGGCAAATTCACTTGCAAATGATTCAAATATCTTACGTCCAAAGCTGTTCTCACGAGCAACTTTGATGTCTTCTTGCAACTGAGAGAGTTCTGCTTTCAAGTGCTTGGCAACTGCATTAGTCATCTTCTCGCTTGATTCTGTAACGAACTTATTTTTAAGTTCTTCTAGTTTCTGACGAGCTTCTGCAACAAGTTTAACTTTAGTTTCTACAACATCCTGTTTGTCTGTTGCAAATTCTTTAATTTCTTTTGCTAATGCTTCAACAACAAATGCTTCTAATTTTTCAACTGTGGCACCTTGTTGTTTTCTGTCTTGTCTAAGATCTTTGATTTCTTCCGCTAATTTAATAACCATAAAGTTATTAAATTTATTAGCGTTTTCTTTCATTGATGCGTTAAACTTGACGCGGTCTTCTGCTAACTGAGCTTTTTCAGTTTTCACATCTTGTAGCTCTGTAGTTAGACCTTCTGTTACCATGCGATCGATCGCTTCAACCATGTTACTTTTATCATGTTCATAACGTTGTGCAAATTCCTCACGGAGCTCTGCACGAACCTGATCACGTGTTTCTTCTAGTTTTGATTCCCAAGCTTCTTGGATATCTTGCCTAGTTTCTTCGTTAATCAGATCGCTATCTAGCAATGGTTTGATTACGTCTAGCATGCGATTCTCCTAAATCTTGAGATCTTTGATTAGCCGTGTTACTTCGCTTTTCAAATATCTCTGTAATTTCGAATCTCCACCCGCTTCCTTAGCCATTTCCAACACCTTATGTCCATATTTCATGTTCATAAGTCCTTCGTATATCGCTGTTGGATAAGCACCCGGTGCACTTGGTTGAGATACTATGTCGACAGTGATAATTTCAAAATCACTGACTTGTCCTGAGCCTTCAGAAACGTTACCACTTCCTCGACTCGAAACCCCTAATTTGACACCTGACTCAAGCATAGTTTTAACTAGCTGACCCATTGGTGTCGGTAATATTTTCAATTTACCATGTCCGTTTGGTCCATCCATCCACATTTCTGTGATCATATGGCTTACGCGGTCTAGGTTAATTTTTAAATCATCTGGGTGATCAACTTCACCAAGAACTGAATATCCACCTTTAACTTGTTCATTAAGGCTTTTTACAGCCGTTTCAATTTCGTCAACTGGGTATACACGTTCGTTAGCATTTTTGACACCACCCTGGATACAGATACCTTTCATAAAAAGGTCCTTGCCATCTTTAGAACTTTCCGTGACTATGTTAGCCGCCGTAAAGTTTAGATGTTCTCTTAGGTATGTTGTCATTCTTTAGTTAATCCCTATTAAACTTTCTTAAGATCTGGTGCAGTAGTTCCGCCCATATCTTGTGATTTTGGTGTTGTTGCACCTTTTTCTTGTTCAACTTTAGCTGGATGTGCATCTGCTAATTTTTCTTTAGATCCACCGTTAGCTGGTACTGGTGATTTAGCTGTAGAGTCTGTATGATCAGCTGTATCTGCTTTAACTGCTGTTAAAGATACTGCTTCTTCAATTGCTTCTTCTGTAGCTTCTTCTTTAGCTTCAAATGGCATTTCAACTTCTTCTTCGGCTTCTTCAGCGTCTACTTCTTCTTCAGCTTCTGGTTCCATTTCCATGTCGCCTTCTTCTGGTTCTGGTTCTGCTGGCGCTTCGTCGGCCATTAAGCCTTCAAATTCTGCCATAAGCTCGTCTAGTTTGTCTTCAAGATCAACTACACGGTCTTCTAATTCTTCTTCTGCTTCTTCATCTTCTAAAGCAATACCTTCTTCGTCAGCTTCAATTTCGCCAATAAGGTCATCAGCGGCATCGCCACCAATTTCAGTTGTGTCATCTTCAAAAGATTCTTCAACTGTTTCTTCTTTATCTTCTTCTACAGTTTCTTCTGCAACTTCTTCAACAGCTTCATCAACTGTTTCGTCTTCTTGCATTAGGTTTTCGTAGATTTCACGTGATTTTTCCACTACTACTTCGTGGAACAGGTCTTTAGCTTTATCTTCTTCATCGTTGATGATGAATTCAATTAGCTGTTCAAATTTATTTTCCATTGTAAAATTTCTCCATATATATGTAATACTGTATTACTAAGGCTAGTATACTATTTAATAGGAAAGAGAATTATAGTGGAGTTTTTCGGCCAAAACTGGCCATTTTAAGGTATTTTTTAGAAGCTTGGTGCTTCTACTGCCGGTGCGTACTGTTTTCTTACTTTAACTAGCTTTTCTGACTGTTCGTATGCACGAATATCATTCATTTGTCTTAGCTTAGTTAGTTGCTTAAGAGTTAATTTAGTTTTACGTAAATCGCCAAGTTTAATTCTACCGTTGTCATCTTCGACGTCTTGGTAACCTGGTTCTGCTCTATCATACATTTCGTTTAGTGTCATAGTATTATTTATGTTCCTGGGGGCGTTTCTGCACCTGGTGCACCGCCTAGATCTGGTTCTGTAATATCTGGGTTAGCCATATCTGCTTCTAGGTCAGCACCTGTATCTAGGTCACCTTCAATGGCACCTGGGCTAATTCCTACTGATCGCATGTCAGACCCGCTAACTGCTGGGCTGTCACTTTCGTTACGTTCTTCTGCCCATAGTGTTTCGTTTTCTAATAGTTCTTCTTCACTAAGTCCTAAGAACCGTTGCATCATAAAACGTTTACTCATATACGGTAATGGTTCCATTTGTCCAAATACATTAACCCGTTGTACGTCTAACTCTGCTTGTCTGTATGATGCAAAGTTTTGTGGTGGGTTAAATTTAATAGAGAATATGCTTGAATCAATGTTAAATCCTCTCCATCGCATAAACATTTTAAATTCATCGTCTAACTTTTGTCCAATTTGGTTCTGTAGACGCATACAGTATTGGTTAAATCTATACTCTTGTATAAGTGCTGTACCAACTCTACCATCATTCATGGCCTGAGATGAATCTTCTGGCCCACTTGGTAAGTATGAACTTGGTACTCGTAAGCCACGTGATAATTTATTGTTAAAGTATTTTAAGTCATCAATCTCACCTAGGTTTTGTCCACCTGGTAATACTTCAACTGATGATCCTCGATTATCTGCTGTTGTTGGAAAGAAGTAATCTTCATTAATCGATAGTGGATTATATGTTGCATCCATAGTACCTGCGCCGCCGCCTGCTGTGGGTATACGTCGTTGATGTACTTCGTTTTTAATACGTTCTACAAAGGCCATCGCCATATGACTAGGCATATTACCTACGTCAATTTTAAACACTCTACGTTCCGGTGCACGTTGTACACGATATATTAGTAGTGCGTCTTCTAGTAGTTCTTTTTGTTTAAAGACCTTATATACGTTTTCTAGTATACTTGTACCAAACGGCCATGAACTGTCTAACCCTTCACTAAGGCTTAAATGCACAACATGTTCTGCATCAATACACATTTCATTTATCCCGGGCTGGAATCTTCCGCCGCCGCCGCCTGTTGCATTAGGTGCTGAATAGTTATTTGGTGCCGAGTATCCTGCTCCTGATGTAGGTGGATTAGTTGCTATATCTTGTGTTGTTTTTGCGGCTACTGTTAAGTTTTCAAAATTTGGATTAACGTCTCTAACTACATACTGCTCAGGTTTTTTACCTTCGCTCTCGTTAACAATAACTTTTGATACTTTTGACATATCTACCCACATCAGTTCAAATGTTTCTGGGTCACGTATGAATACTTGATCGCCGTACTTAATAGTATTACGGAACATTTTAAATGCACGTTGATCAAATTGATTTAGTTTAGTCCACTGCTGTAGTTGTTTCTTAATGATTGCAATTTCGTTGTCTGTTGGATTGTCATTGAATTGGATATCAAATGTTGTACTATTTTCTTCATTGGCTTGTGTTGAAAATTCTGCAATAATGTCTAAGCAGGCATTAATTTCTGAATCCATGTCCATTGCTTCGTATTGATTATATCGTTCAACACGGTTTGGATGTCCTGAATATACTTCTGGAAGTCTAGATTGGTAATTTCTAAATGCAATGTCATTACCGCCACTATATGTGCCGCCTCTCCCTGAGTCTGTGTTCATTCCACTAATTGGACTAAGTGAGCCGTCTGTTCTTGAACTAAAATGTTTTTTGTATGATGCCATTAGTAATCTCGTTTGTCTTAGCGTATATTTATCGTCATACTACCATAGTAACAAATTCTAGTCAAATAGTCAATTGTAATTTAACCAATTACGAATAGCTTGATGATAATATTTTCCTGCTGGTTGAATTGTTTTGCGTTAGTACGGCTATCATCTGATCCATTTTGCTCACTTGTTCTCTTAGTAACCCTACTTGCTCGTCCATTGCTTTGCTTTGTCCTTGCATGTCTACAGGTATACCCGAACTGCCTTCTAATGGTACTATTGCTTCTGTACCGTGTAGCATTGCTTTATATCCTGTCTTGGGTCCTGTGGCAACACCACCTTTAGCATATCCAGCTTCTTTATTAATCATGTCTTTCACTGATATGTCTATGCCGCCGTCAAACTTTCTTCCTCCAAAATAGCCAAAAGTGTCTGCAACAGTTCGGCTTCTGTCGCCAGTGTATGCTTCTTTAGTAGCTTTAAGACCGTACTGTTTAGCAAAGTCCTGTGCATGCCCTTCTTTGAGAGTATCGATGCCCATTCCCTTTAATGCCGTTATTAATTCTTCAGATGAAACCTGGTCTACTCCGCCGAGTCTTTGGCCCGCTAATCTCTTATCTAAATCGTCTAGTGCTTTATCACCTATATCAACAGCTTCACCGGTCATTTCAAAATATTTTTCATTCATTTTTTTAGCAAGTTCTGGATTAAACATTGCTGTTACTGATATAATACCTTTGTTCATAGCACCAGTAAATTCCTCAACTACACTTACTGCTGTTGGCATTGCTGTAAAAAATAGAGTTTGTAAATTAATCTGAGCTCTTTCTAGTGCTTGTTGTGTAGCAACTGCTGAATCTGTTAAGCCTTCGGTTCCTTTAATCTGACCTTCTTGTGTCTTATTGGCTTTCCTGATATACTCGCCATTTTTGCCCATTTCGGCATTTATAATATCAAACAGTCCTGCAGTATTTCCAACAATGCTAGCATTATCCCCTAATGCACGACCTGCAAATATTAACTGCTCTCTGTTATTTTTAAGAGCTTGTTGCATCTGCTCTCTAGCTTGTAATTCATTAATTTGGCCACTTTGCAGTTGTGCCATAATTTTGCTAGCTCGGCCGCCTGTTACAAATTCTGCTCGACGAGCCGATTCAGTTGCTGTAAAGCCCGACGCTAGGTCTCTAACTCCAGCACCCAAGGTCGAATCCATGTCGCTTATACTTGATTGGAAATTTAGTATACTGTTGATTGCACTTTCGTCTACTGTTCCTCGCATGCCTTCTATACTAGCACGGAATCTAGTTTCGCTTAAGGCCGCATCTTGCTGAGCTTGTATTGCTTTTCTACTTTGTCCTGTTACTTTTGACAGAGTATCTAATTCTTTGATATAAGACGTAGTAGATTGTGCTAGCTGAGAAGTAGTTAAGCCCTGTGAAAGTCCTAATCTTGTTTGTCGACTTAAAAATGCTTCTGTGCTTTCGCCCATTTGATCTGCACTTAGGCCCATCCTTCTTAATCCGAGATCTGTGCTCTGTGTTAGAGACCCAACAATTTTGCTAAAGTCTTCTGCGCCAGCTCCGGTTAATCCTCTAAATCTTGCTAGTGATCGTGCTGAGTTTTGCACTGCTTTAGTATAGCTTTCTAGAGTAAGTCCAGAAGCTAAGAATTGACGTTGTAATCCTGTTAATCCATCAGCAGTTAATCCACCAACTTCACCAATTGTTTGAAATGCATCAACTTGTCCTTGTAATTGGCTTAGCATTAGTTTTGAGCCTTCGGCTACTAACTTTGCACCTCCTTCAACTGCTTTGCCTATAATTGGAATAAAACTAGTCATGGCAGTTAATGCACCAGCGGCTAAATCAATTGCTGGATTTAATGCGTCGAACCCTCGCTTGCCGCCAATAAGTCCTGTAGCTAGGTCTTTACTGGCTCCTCCTACTGCTTTAAAACTTTTTAATGCTAAGTCTAGCCCTTGCTTACGAAATCTTTCAACGCTCATGCCTGTTTTTTCTATCTCGTCATTAAGCTCGTTGGTTATTTTGCCGCTATTTTGCATTTGCGACATAAATTCTCGCATCAGCCTGGGATCATAATCATCTTCAAACGCCATTTATTTTTTCCTGGTTTTTTACTGTTATAAGTAATATTGTATTATTACACTATTTATGGTAATTAAAAATGACTGAAAATAACCCTTTACAAAAATACTTCCGACAGCCGGCAATCTATGTAAAATTACCCAGCGATGGACAATTTTATCCAGAAGGCACGTTGGAAATGCCTGTTAATAAGGAAATACCAATATATCCAATGACAGCAATGGATGAGATTATGGCAAGAACCCCTGATGCATTGTTTAACGGGTCGGCTGTTATGCAGATCTTTAAAAGCTGTGTTCCTAATATAAAAGATCCATGGGGGATACCACAAACTGATGTTGATCTATTGTTAACTGCAATAAAGATCGCTAGTTACGGGCACGAAATGGAAATGTCTGTTACTTGCCCACATTGCGAAGAAGTACAAGATTACACATTAGATTTAAGAACTGTTATTGATAAGTTTATTAGTCCTGATTATTCTAAAGGTGCTCAACTAGGTGATCTAGAAGTGTACTTTAGACCATTGAGTTATCACGAAGTTAATGATGCCGCTAAGGTACAGTTTGAACAACAAAAAACTTTGCAGATCTTAGAAAATCAAGAAGGTGCAACCGAAGAAGCTAAACTAACGGCAATGAGTGTAGCGTTACAAAAAATTACAGAACTATCGTTGGATGCACTTGCCCACAGTATATCATTAGTTAAAGTAGACGGGCAACCGGTCAGTGATCCAGATCATATTAAAGAGTTTATGGTCAATGCCGACAGAGAAGTGTTTAATCGTATACGTGATCATTTGACTAAGATTAGAGAAAACACAGAAATGAAGCCTCTAAAGATTACATGTAGCAATGAGGAATGTAAAAAAGAATACGATCAACCATTTACAATGGATATGTCAAATTTTTTCGTATAAGGCTCCTTACCTTAAACCCTGATGAAATTGCTGACTTTGTAGACAGCTTAGAAAAAGATGTTAAAAACATCAAAAACGATTCATTAAAAATGTCATGGTATATGAGAGGGGGCCTGAGCTACACTGAAGCTATGCACTTGAGTATGGATGAACGAGACCTTATTAATGCTATTATCAAAGAAAACCTAGATACAACCAAAAAAACAAAAATGCCATTCTTTTAAATGGTTGACAAAAAATACTATAGGTGTTACTATAGTAGTTGGGCTCAGAGAAGTAACCCTATATGATACCGCGGCACTATATATGCCGTCTGTAAATTCTATATAACTATGTAGAATATATTGGTCTAGGGGCCTAAATAAATAACCACAGAGAAGTTTTGTGTGGTATTGCTGTGTAGAAGCTTACACAGTGTTTTTAACAGGGGCTTTTCCCCAGGAGGAAGTAAAATGGAAGTATTAACACACGTTAAGAAATGGGCGGCAGGTATCGCTGACGTAGCAGTATCGCTAATGGCAATGTTTATTGCATTAGAAATTCTACTCAAAGGATCTGCAGTTGCATTCTTACCAGCAACTGACGTAATTGGTTCAGTAACTGGCGTTATCAAAACCTTAGGAGCTGAAGGCTTAGTAGGATTGGTAGCAGTATGGGTACTATACTCAATCTGGAATAAGAAGTAAGCTAGGCTTACACCATTTCCACAAGATATTAAAATACCCCAATTTGGGGTATTTTTTTGATTTGCTAGTTTAGATAAATATTAGTAACTTGATTAGGAGATAATACCATGGCAACATTAGTAAAGACACACCCGGCGGCAATTGATATAGCCTCTATACAATATTTTGGCACTAGACCGTTAACATGGTTTGAAGTAGATTTTGGTGCGGCAGTTAATGGAAAGACAGGACCTGCTTCTACAATACAAGCAGTAATAAACAAAATTTCAGAACATGTAACTATCTTTTTACGCAGTGAATTACATTCAACAAACCAAGTAATGACGTTTGCAATGGAACAAACAAACGCTACAGATACGTGGGATGGTACAAATGCAGAAACACTAGTAACATTTTTACAAACAGAAATAGTAGCATTAGGAACACAGGATTCGATAAATTTAGCTAGTGCAACAGCAACAGCTAAAACATCACTCGACTTGTAGTCTAGAATTATTAGCAAAACAAAACAAAGCATTACATTCGTGTAGTGCTTTTTTGTGGCTTCTTAAAGATGTCTTTGACATCTAACTTCTTCGTTTTCACTCGAAGTTTCTTTTTTAAATTAGATAAGTTAATTATTGTTTATTACTGTTTGTTCTTAACTGCTTTATCTAGATCTTTCAGCCATACTTCACCTATTGCAAGGCAAAGTATGAAAGACACTTTATCTGAGTCTTACGCACATACTAATTAAAAGAGATTGTATTTCTACATGGAGGCGGTCAGCCTGTACCCCCTACTCTAGCTTCATCTGGCGGATGCTTTGATAACCGTAATTAGCCAATTATCAAATGCACGTAGGTTGCTTTTTCTCAGAGCCTACATCTTTCGGTTTTTACACCTAGTTGTTGTTGCGTCGTCCTGTGTGTAGTCTTCTCTACACGTTCCAAATAAGGTATTATCTTATCATCGCCTCAGGACACGGAGAACACTCCGCATCATTGACTATTTCTTTAAATCTTCTATTAATATATTCTTTACACTGCCTATACCAAGTCTTATATTGATAATACCGTTGTAATTGTCATCACGTAGTAATACATTTTCATTAAACTGAAAATAGGCTTCCATGTAATTTGTTTCACCTCTTGCTTTACACAAGTAGATTATTTCTCTTGTAAAGTTGTTTTTACCTAACTCTTCTATATCTCTTGTCAAACGCTCACTAGATCCCCAGTAGGTCTTCCAGTCTGTTTCCACAGTAGATCTTCTCTTATTTTTCTTACCTTTCAATGGAGGGCGTTTCTTAACTGTCCAGAAAAACTTCTTTCCTATGTAGTCGTGCCCGTTGGTAGTATTAGTAATTCTATAAACGAAACCATAGTCGTCACCAATGTCTTCTGTATTAAAGATCTTGTCCTGATACGTCCAGGGATTTTCGTATGACAATATTATTCCTTTTGATTTACCAATTAGTTGCGTAGTCTTTATCAACGACGTTGCTATTACATTTATCCTTGCATTCCGACCAGGGGAAATTTTCAAAATCATTGGACCAAAATTCATCATTGATAACAGCAACTAACGTTTTTTTAGTGAGATCAAAGTGCTGACTTAACGTCATCCACTCGTTGTTGTGAGTATATCTATTTGCCACCCAACAGCAAGGAAAAAACTTTCCTTGGCTATTTATAAACAATCCCTTGTTACCTATTCCGCACAATGGCTTAATGCCGTTTATCTCTTCTTGTTGCTGAAATAACCTGTCATTAGTAGTCTGACCTACAGTGCTAACAGACCGTGCTGTAAGGCTCCTTAATTCACGCTCAAACCTATGAGTATTACTAATATTATTATCTCTTGGCTGCAATTCATCGTTAAACGGGTATATAGGATACACTTTGTTAAACTTAGTACTACGAGTTATTTGAAATTCATCAAATCCTAATTGTCTACTTTGCTCTTCAATGAAGTCTAAATGATCCTCATTGAACTTAAACAGAATAGTATCTCTGGTCATAAACACATCACTGGACTGTCTTAACATTCTAACTCCGGTAACAATACTATCCCAATCGCTATTTACTCGGTATTGTTCATTGCTCTCTTGGTCCCACCCATCCATACTAAAATGTATATGATCGTCAGCATCTAACACATGCCCTAACTCCATCCACCAACTTGGTTTTTTATAACTTCCATTTGTAACTATAACTATCTTAACAGGTTTAACGCTTTTAAAATATTCTATAACTTCAAACAAATCGTGTGCATAGATAGGGTCTCCGTCATCACCGCAAAATGTTATTTTTTCAACATGCTCTAAGATAAATTCAGGGGTAAAGTTCTTTTTAAAGAAAGCTAATCTAAGCTCACTGTTAACTAATGTGTCAGGCACTTCTTCTCTAGCACATCTAGGACACTTTAAGGTACACTTACTTGATATCTCTATATGCCAATGCCATAGTGCTAACTTCATGAAAATTCAACCTCACGTTGCCATTGATTAGAAAAACTTGAACCTGATTCATTTGTTTTACATGTTAAACTGCATATATCAACAGGCGTGCTAGTGGACCAGCTCTTAATAACTTCGTCAAATTTATCAATGGTATTATTTGTCGATGCTATGTAACAACATGGGAAAATCCTCCCATCTGCTGATATATATTTACTTTTCTCTAGTATCGCTTCACACTCGATCTTGCCAGCAGTTACAACAGGGTCTTTCCATCCCTTAGGGGGATGTAAAAAAGTTACAGGAATAAAACTGTGTCTTCTAGATACTTTTGCTCTAAACCAGGCAAATCCTAAATCTTTAGCTTGCTGTTCACATAAGTTAACTTGGTGTTGGTTATGTTCAAATACTATCATATCCCAATGGGCAGGCCCACCGGCGGTTATAAACGTGGTAACATTATCTATAACCTTACTCCAATTAACATTTACTCTATAGATGTGATTAGTATCTTCTAATCCGTCGATACTGAACACAACATAATCTTTTTCACCGGACATTATGCCAGCTAACTCTCGCCACCACTTGCTATCTCTTAACCCACCATTAGTATTCACACCTAGTGTAATAGTTGGATTAATACTTCTGAAGTATTTAAAAATTTCTAAAGTGTGCTTACCCGCGGCAGGGTCACCGTAAACGCCACACATAAACATCTTGTCTAACTGTCTAATTTCATCTATGGTTATTAACTTTGACAATTGATCAACAGTGAGATGATGTACATTCGATTTGTCAAAGTTAGTATCAGTTTCTCTTAGACATTGAGGACATGCCGCCTGACAGGCATCTGTTGGTTCTATATGTAAAATCTTACTAAGATCTAAATTAGATTGTGTCAACGTCAGTGCCATAGGTAGTAAAGCCATTTTCTTTGGTCACAGTTAAAATGTTGTTTACACGACTACTTAGCTCGTCTTTGTGTGACACTAACCATATTGATTTCTTATGTTCACGTGACATCTTCTTAAGTATAGCCAATGCAGATTCAACACCACTTTGGTCCATACCTGAGTCAATAAGTTCATCAATGAACAACAAGTTTATAGGGTCGTAGAGGCTCTCGTAGACATCTCTAAATGCCCATGACAGTGACAAGATCAATCTATTACGCTCGCCTCTACTTAAATTGTCAAAATCTAATTCTCTGCCTAGTTCTGATATTTCTACAGAAAGATCGCTAAGGAAGGTGACTGTGTGTGGCAGTCCGATTCTTTCTAAGTACTGACCTAAACGAGCGTTTAAGTAGCTAAGATTTTGATCAATTATTCTTTTTCTAATAAAACTGTCTTTGTTGGTTAACAGTTTTTGTAGGAATTCTTGATGATCTCTAAGTTTATCAAGATCATTCATAATACTGAAGTCTATAACACTAAGTGCAGTATCCTCCATTTCTTCAATTTGTTCTTCATACGGGTCTGTTTCATCTTGCTTGCTTTCTAATTGTGTTTGCAAGGTTGTCAATGAGTTTTTATGTTCAAACGCATCTTGTTCCGTGGGGTAATATGTTTTAGGAGTAACTCCAGCAGTGCCAACTTCGACTAATGCTTGCTCTAGTTGTTCTAGTAATTCCGAGTGAACAACGTGCTCTGCTGTTGCGGTTGTTAAGGTGTCTTCTTTTCCTTTAAGTATTTCTTCGTGCTTGTCGTCGTGAACCTCTTGCCCGCAAGCATAGCACTTGTGCTCTTTAAGGTCAGCTATTTCTTTTTCAATTTTCGTAATAGAAGTAAATTCACGTGCAATGTCTGAGTTAGCTCTTGTAATAGAAGTAGATAGGTCATTAATATCTTTAACTTTCTGATTAAACACTACTAACTGTTTGTGTGCATCTAATTCACTGTCGACATCTAATTTTAACAGGTTATCTAACGCACTTTGTATTTTAGCAACATCTTCGGCATGTTTAGCAAGCCACATTGTTTGTCTACGTTTTAAACTATCAATTTGGTCTTTAATCTTTCCATTAGCATCTTGCTCTGCTTTAATACGATACTCTTCTTCTTTAATCGCATCTTTTGTTTGTTTAAGTTTTTCTTTTAAACTGTCTGCTTTCTCACTTAACATAGTGATGCCTAGCAGTTGCTCTATAATAGCTTTTTGATCGTTAGCACGAAGGTTTAAGAAGGGTTCTGTGTAGGTGTTTAACGCCACAACATGCTTAAACATCTCATGGCTCATACCCAACATTGCTTCTATTTGTTTTTGTGTTTCACGGCTATCGCCTTGTGCTTCATCTGTAATTTCTTGTTCAGTGTCGCCTACATAAAACTTCATGGTGTTCGGTTTGCGACCGCGTTCGATTCTATATATTTGACCATTGTGATCAAACTCAACTGTGACCAACATACCTTTAGAGTTAGTTTTATTAATTAAGTTATCACGTTTAATGTTGGTTAATGCTTGCCCATATAAACTGTACGACAGGGCATTAATGATTGTTGTGTTATGAGATAAAATGTCGTTTGAATAAAAGCGGTGATCGCTAGAATCCACTGTAACATCATACATGTTTTCTTTATGATCTTTTTGTTTAACAGAAATAACAGTTTCGGGTCCGTTTCTTGTAATAACCTGTGAGATATTTTCCTGCAAGTCTTTTACAAAGATCTCACAATAATTCGCATCAAATAATATGTGAGTATCAGCGCACTCAAGAATAATGCCAGATTCAGTTTGAATCTGCCATACTATATATTCGACTGTTTTATGTATTGCAGTCACTGGCCGCCACCCTGAATCAGTGTCAATCTCAAGATTGCTAAGATCGATGCTACTAATAAATTTTCTATCTACTGTTTGAGAAATTGTATGCATTGTTGAATTGTACCTTCTCTGTTATTTTTAAAATCACGTTCCCACACTACTAAAACTTCATATCCTTGCTGTTTGGCAAATTCTATTTTTGACTTGTCTAGTATCCATTTTTCTGAAGCTTGCAGTTTAGTTCTCGGATTTACATACTCCGGAGGATAAATTTTAGGATTACAATGCCAGAAGTCTCCATTGTATTCGATTATTTTATTAGCAACCGCTATGTCATAGACGTATTGTTTTTTAGAATTAATTGCTAGAGTAAGCTGAGCTATGATTGGCAGACTGTTATCAACTTTTCTGATTTCGTTTATTATTTCTCTCTCAGCTACAGATACTGATATTCCTTTTGTGAGTTTTAGTTTATTAATTCTTGCTTTTTCCTCGTCTGTCTTTGCATTTAGCGTTGCCTGCCAGCTATCTTGCCTATCTTGCCAAATTTCCAGACCTTTAGTTTTACCGTGCCTTGCTATACAAATTTCTTTCGAGAAATGTTTCTGGTTAGCTGATACTAATTTCTTTGCTTCATCTTTGCTAGCTCCTCTCGCAGTGTAATACTCTAAACATCTTTTTGACGAGATTTTGCGTACAGTAGAATCGGCTGAAGCACTAGCCCCTTTCTTGTTGTTGCTTTCTTTTGTGCAAGCAGCAAAATCCTGCGCATCGCTATTACTATAACCTTTTTTAATCCAGTATTCTTTTTTAATAGGTCTACGAGAGTTCCGTTCGAAGTCAGCTTCGTCTACTAAATAGTGCTTGTTTGTCGCAGGATTAATTTTTTCTAACCAAAATTCCTGGCTATAAACACTTTTGCAATTTTTCTGTTTATTTTCTTTAGCTTTTACATACGCTTCGGCTGTGCTCCATCCTCTCAGTATCCAATAATTTCTAGTATGTCTAGAGTCAGAAGTAACAAGACCTAATTTGGTTCGAACATATTTTTCTATTTCTTTTTTAGAGTTCTTGATATTAGCCTGAGCTATGTCAGTTAGTAACGTTTGGTATGTGTTGGGTTCTATATTTTTGATAACTGTTTCCATTACTTGCGTGCAGTTATCATTTAGGCTGTTGTTCCATCGCGGCATTGTGTAAATCCCCTATTGTCGTTTCGTAAATTTCACCGGTTACTGTGTTTTTTACTTTTACAATAGTATTTATGCCTAGACACTTGCCCGTACCATTACGTGCACCTGTATCATCACCTCCAAGGTCTACGTTAACGCCTAGTACCAAGGTTAGGTCATCACGGTCAAAGTTAACTGCTTGTGTAGCATTACCTACACTCATGAAATTTTTCACTGTGAGTGTTTTTATTTTAAACATTATTAATTTGTGCCTTAAATTTCTCTAATTGGATACTACTTAAATTTAACAAGTGTGCTCGATTGTGAGTTAATACATCTGTAATTTTATATAAGTCTTGTTTAACATCTTCTAATGGTTGATCAACAAACGTTTTAATAGAATCACATACTGTGTAAAATCGAGACTCAGGGTGTTGAATATCATCATATGACTCATTTATTATAGCAGAAAATGTTTTAAACCCATTCTCTTTAAGAAATTTTAAGGTATGATAAGCCCCAACTATAATAAAAGGTCTCAATGATGCCATTGATCTATAAGTTTTTTCGGTAATATACGGGTAAGGGTAATCAAATACCGTTTCTGCAACAATATCAACTCCAATTTTATTATAAAAATCTGAGTTAAATCGATATTCAACATTTGGTAATCCCTTAACAATAGGATCTTTACAATCTTCTGATATTGAGGCAAAATTAATGTCGCTGTTCTCACTAGCAAACAAATCATTAATACGAGTCGTTGGATATGTGTTTAATAAAGTCATTGTTTGTTAAAATTAGTTTGTAGTGCTATGTTTGGTAATAGATTAGTATCTTTTATAAAATTACACAGTCCTACTCTATGAGACCTTTCGGCCCCTAGCATACATAACCCGGCTTTTTCAATTTTATTAAAATCAAAATTAGTGTTATCGGTATAATTAATAGCTGTACCTAAATCTGTGTTAGACAACAAAGTTTCTATTATAGTTGGACGATCTCTTAGGTGATGGTTGATTAACAGTTGGTTAAATTCTTTTTCAATACCGTGGTGATTAGTAACAAATAGTAATAGGTACAACGGGATATCTTTATTTTTAAATAATCTAATTAAATTTATAATTAGTAACCCCTGAGACAACAGCGGATCATAATAATCAGTGTCCATGTGAACTAATAAAATTCTATCTGATGGAGAATATTGTTCTTTTTTAATATTAGTTAACAATTCCTCTAGATACGGTAAGTTAGTGTCAATGGACATGCAATTCATAGACAACAATACATTAAATTTTTTACTAATTATTTCCTCAGCCTCAGGATGAAGTTCGGTACCTAATATACTCATAAGTCCCTATAAATTTCTAACAACATCTTAGGATCATAGTGATCACTTTCAATGTTAGTCAACTGATTAGTAACAATAGTATCTACTGATTCAAACTTCAACTGTCCAGGCGCAAAGTCTTGTGATAAGTCAGCATTTTTAATAGGTATTAGAGTAAGTTCACGTAGACCATATGTGCCTACAAATGTTTCTCGTATGTAACTAGCTTCTTCGTAACTGATATCAATATCAATGTTTACCCTGGTGTGCATACCTTTGTGTAATAGATCTGCTGGTGCCTCTAATACATCACTGAGTTTGTATACTCTGTATCTAGGTTGATCAGGCCACGAATAAAACTCTGGATCTTCACCCCAAGTTAACACGGTCATTCCTCGGGCATCATCACCAGCATCTGCATAGTTGTGAGGAAAGCAATTACCAGTATAGATAATGTTTTTCTTTTGTTGTCTTTTGTGAAAGTGACCTGTGTATACTGACTCTAAACCTTGGAAGTCTTCTCCTTGTATCTCACCTGTGTCTGGCATTTGTACCATGGCATTCATAAAGAAATGTGGAAGTTCTAAATGACCAAACAGATAACGACCTTCTAGTTTCTTAACTTTTTTATGATCATCACCTACTAGCCACGGTGCAAACTGTACATCACCTTCTTTGTAAAAGTCATTTACTATCTCAACATTAGGAACATGTTTGGCCCATGCCGCACTTTGTACATCTCGTTTGTCTCTATAATATAGATCGTGATTACCAGGAATAAAGAATACTCTGTCGAATGCTTGTCCTAGTAATTCAATTGCTTGTAGACTGTAGTTAAGTGTAACAATGTTGATAGCAGAACGATTGTTGTGCCAGTCACCCATCATGATACAGGTTTCGCAACCCTCTTCTTTGGCCTTAGTGATAAACCATTTGACGAAATTCAAACAGTCTTCGTTGTGTAGCTGGCTATTTGACTTTAATCCAAAATGTATATCTGTCAGAATAGCCGCTTTTTTAAATAGATTACTCAAATAACCTTCCTTAGGAGTTAATAAGTTATTTTGCTTCTGTTTCTTTTTCTTTAGTATCAGCTACTTGCTGTTTGTTGTGCTTCTCTGCTAGTTTAACATCTATTTCACTGTTTTGTCTAGTCCAACTTGGGTTCAATCCGTTCATTTCTAAGATATCATCACGTATTGATTGGTTTTTCTTTTCGATATTAAGGATACGTGTAAACGAGTTAGTAATAGCCGCTGTATAATATGCAAACGGATTTTGTGACTTAGCTTCATCAAATTGTAGACCAATTTGACTTAATTGTAGCAATGCTTGTCCACGCATTTCTTCGTTGTAGGTATAACCTCTCCAATTACTTCGAGTAGCATAACGCTCGCACAGTTTAATAAACATGTGTGCTAGTTTGCCTGTCATTGCTCCGTGATCTTTTGAAAACTCACCAGTTTCTAAATCACCTTTCCAATGACTTTTACCTACTAGATAAGGAGTGCCCTCTTCGGTAATCATATAATGGAAGAATGGAGGGAAATTACATTTAGTGTACACTTGTTCAGTGATACCATAATCTTCGTCTTCTCTGGCTTCTTCAATATCATCAAACATATCTTCTAGTTTGGCTCGTTTTTTTAGCTGTGCTTTAGTAGGTTTTTTGTCAACTAACGGAATATGTTCCCATGTCATTAAACGAAATACTAAACTAGTGTCTGGAATCTCTCTAGGTTTTAATATTTCACCTGTTGCTCTTTTGTGTCGATCAATCACTTCTGCTTTGGCTTCTTTAATTCTAGCCTTATTAATTTTAGCAAGATCGTAAACAATAGCATCCTGTTGATGCTGTGTTTCTTTATCTAAGAATGTACAATAGGTTGCTTTTGATTTATGAATTTCTTTAAGGATATCTCTATTGTTTAGATAGTTTACCTTACGTCCAGTTCTTGTTACTACTTTAGGTTCTTCAGCCACTATATATCTCCTTGTTATACAATTAATTATACAGTCTTAACGGCCCCTGTCAACCTTTTTTGGTTTAGCAATTATAGTGGGTTATTATTATTCCAATAAATAGTATTATAATGAGGAAACAAGATGGCAGAAGATAATATAGCAAATAGTCCGTATGGAACAACAGAACCAGCTCCAGTGGTACCTCCTATACTGACCCCAACACCAGAGAATGCTTTTGATTACGGTTTTGAGAACAATACCAAAGAACAAGCAAATATAAGAGCAACAGACAACGATGCTAGCGATTGGCGGTTCCGTGTACGTTTGGCTCCTGGTAGTCAAGTATTATACAAGTCAAGTGACTCGGGCATACTAGATCCATTAAAATCTACAGATGGTGTTATATTTCCATATACTCCTCAAGTAATGATTAATTATCAGGCCAACTACAATAAAACAACACCAACGCATTCAAACTATGCACAGTATTTTTATCAAAGTAGTGAAATCAGTGATATACAAATTACAGGAACATTCACTGCACAAAGTACTAAAGAAGCAGACTACTTGTTGGCCGCAATACACTTCTTTCGTTCAGCAACTAAAATGTTTTATGGCCAAGACAGCAACAGAGGAACTCCACCTCCGCTGGTATTTTTAGATGGATTTGGTGAAAATCAATTCAATGATCATCCTTGTGTGATACAACAGTTTAATTACATTATGCCACCTGATGTTGACTATGTGCGTACTAGTGGAACAGGTAATGCCACAATTGACCTTAGTGAACGAAGAGTACAGAATAATGGGTACCAAAGTCCGTTGTCGAGGATACTACAGTTATTCAGCCAGGGCGTTAGCAAAGGTGCAGAAAATAGATATTATGGATCAGGTACAGGACAATTAGATCAAACTAATTCAAGCTATGTTCCAACTAAAATAGAATTAACAATGACACTACATCCAATTGTTGGTCGTAAACGGTCAAGCCAAGAGTTTAGCGTTGCTGACTATGCACAAGGACAAGGTATTAGAAGAGGGTTCTGGTAATGGCAAAAGTAAAATACGCATCAACATCTCCTTACTTCACTTCACAAGTTGAAGACAATTATCTCGGAGTAATGCAGAATAGACCAATTCCTAAACAAGCAGATGATCAGATGTTTACGGTAACTATTACCTATCAGCATCGCCCGGACCTGCTAGCTCAAGATTTATATGATGATCCCAGTCTGTGGTGGGTGTTTGCACAACGCAATCCAAATTCAATAGTGGACCCGATTTACGATTTTAAAGTTGGCACAAAAATATTCTTACCAAAGATTTCAACTCTTAAATCAGCGTTAGGTTTCTAAGATGGCAGTAACATCAGTTCAATCTACCCAATACGAAAATCAAGCATCTAGCCTTAGCTCCAGAGCTGTTCGAATTTCAGCACAGGTTAATGTGTATGTTTCTACAACTAATCAAACAGAGATAGCAGGCAGAGAACTAGATGCAGAAGCCCTTGACACACTGAATGCCGTCACAAGTTTTTTAAACCAAGGTGAAGTTAGAGAAGGACAATCTGATCTAGTATACGGTACTCGAGTGATTGACGCTGTAGCACAAGCACGCGAAGCCAAAGCAATTGCTCAAGCGGCCTTAGACACAATTAGAGATTCACTTAGTGACGGTCGATTAGGCTTTGACAAAAAGACAGGCACAAACAGTGTTGGGGAGATTGTCTCAGACGACAAGGCAGGTAGAGAAGAAAGTGCCACAACCCAAACTCCTCCATTGGAAAGTGAATTAAATTCACTTAAAAAAATAACTCCAACTAATGCTAACGAAACACAAACACAGCAGGTCGGTGGACTACCAAGCGATGATCTTGCAGGAACAAAATTTGATGAAGACCGTGCTCGATCTACCGGAGGTAATCTAGTAGGACAAGGTGACATTAAATATCCAGGAGCATTTGAACAAAATATACAAGCAAAATTAAATTCATTAGCCAGTATGGCAACTTATACATATCAGTTAAGCATATACCTAATGACTCCTGAACAGTTTTCTACAATGAGTGCAGAAGAAACTAAGTCTGTAGCAGGACTAAGTTTATTAATGCAAAGTGGCGGAAGTGGCGGTGGTGGACTAGAAGCTGACCTAAACGGAGCTACGCGAAATAGACATTTTGATCTAGACTACTTTATAGAAGATTTAGAAATGGAAAGTCTAATGCCTAGAGCAGTTAGAGGAGCAACTAATCAAACAAGGTTAAA